CTTTTTTCATTTTAATTTATTTTTATTATAAATATTTAAAGTTCAATTATCTTGAAAACTTTTGTATTCAATTGTTTAATCTCACCATTCTGAGTAAGTAAGATACAATTTTTATAGTGTTGCCAATTGACCCTGAATGATACATCAACTACTCCACTGTTTAATTTTTTAATTAAATCATTTAAAGCGTTGATTGTATATAGAGTATTGGTCTCTTTCTTTCTATGTACCAAAATGGTATTAACGGGAATATTTTCCACGTTGCCTTGATCTACATTATATGTAATTACGTATTCGTTTGTACTCTTTACAAAAAGCACAAACATCTTATTATACATGATACTATATGCCTTCGAAATATCCTCAATAAGGAAATCTAAGGCTTCTTCAGTAACGAATGTACAAAATAACTTGTTGTTCAAATCTGATGTATTTAGTTGGGATGTCTCCCAATACATATTCCTGTTTTTATTGAAAATCGTAGCTTGTTCCATAACCTGTTTTTATTTGTAACCGTTTATTTTTAAATATTTCTTTTATATCATCTATTAAATTTTCACTCTCGTCGTAATCGAATAAAAAACTATCATAAGTATATAATACTAATTTAGTGTTTTTTCCTCTTAACAACTTATGTATTTCCATCAAAATACAAACATTTGTTGATGTCTCCACGTTCTGTAAAATATAATTAAAAAGCTTTTGTGGATTCATGTTTTCCAGCTCACTTGCTTTAAACACATAACCAGACCCCGGAACTACAACTTCACCTAGATCCGTATATTCAGCCCATTTTTGATTAATGAATTTCTTTACTTGTTGAAAAAATTCAAGGTGCTCATACTCTTTAAATACGCCTCCGTATAGTTGCTTAAACGTGAGCTCTTTGGCTTCTTTGTAACTTGTACCATATAGGTCCGCGAACGCTTGGTGGACATCGACATCGCCAAAATCATAGGAAACCAAACGACTAGCGAGATGAGGATGATATGCACTAATATCGAGCTCCACAAACCCATGACTCGATATGAGACTCCTCCTTGCGCCATTATCCTTGTTTAATGCGGCAAAATTAATGCCATTAAAAGAGTTACTTGGTCTACGTGTTGTTGTACCCAAATTATAATTGGTGTAGACTTTACCATCCGCAATTGAATAAAGCGGGTTAGTTGGTTTAAAATGTTTGTAAAACTGTTCTTCATCTATTTTGATTCCGTTTTTTTCGATTCCAAAGAATGCGAGTGTTGTTTTATTGTTGTAAAAGTCGAAATAAGGTGGTAAATCTTGTGTAAACTGCGTTTTAACTTTGTGATAAATATGTTCACACACTTCATAATGCTTAGCTACCGGAATTACTTTATTGATTTTATCATAATCCGGATACTTGTTTTGGAAGTATGTATGAGTTTGTGTTTGATCTTGTATATACGGAGGATTGAGTATGTTTAGGTCGCGCAAGCCTTTAATTTGAAAATAATATAATGCATTTTTCTTATCGCGCACCCATAACACCTTTACATCCGTCAATAACTCGTTTACTAGTGTCTTATTAACACTTAAAGTCTCGCTATGGTCAATACATAACATGTACCCTTTAGTGTCATTAGACGGTCTAAAATAAACTAACGATACGTCATTTAGAGCAGGGTGTATTTTATCGTGGTATGGAATTATCTCGATAAAAGCTTCCTGTGGGTTGCTCTGTCGAAGATATTCTATTTGCTCTTGTGTCTCTATTAACCAAAACATTTGTCGTAACCGTTTTATTATAGTATTTAATATAATTAAACTTTAGGTATTCTCCAAGCATAGGTAATCTTTTTCTTTTAGATGTTAATTCTACTGTGTTAAAGTTAATTCTTGCTACATCTTCTATATTGCCTGTTAAATACCATGTTAAATCAAACGGTTCATATAATTGCCATAATATTTGTGGATCTTTAGCTACTAATTTAGCAAATGTATCTTGGTCAATTTCAATGTATTGTATTTCGTTTGTTTTTTTAGCAAATAACCTTCTAAATTCCCCATTCTGGTAATCTTGTGTTGTTGGTAACACTGGATTGTAATTAGGAATAGCTGTTGTTGTTTGAAATCTATTCTGAGTGATGTTATTGTAATCAACAGTAATAATACTGTAGGGAATATCCGTAGTATAATTACTTGTTGTTACATTTTCTTGAACACTATCAATTTGAGGGTCAATTTGAGTTGTGTCACCAAATGTATCAATTATTAATTCTACGTTAGGTCTATCATCTTGGTTTCTACCAGTAAAATATTTGCCTGTTGATATTTTAAAGTAATATCCACTATATGCTTCTTTAGTATCAGCATATACAAATTCACCACCATTGGTGTATAAATTAGGAGTTATTTGTGACTTAGGATAATACATTTTATGATATTAAATCTTGGATATATTTAGTGTTATTAATTGAATAAACGGCTGCTGTATATCCTGCTGTTACACTATTTACTACTCTTTTACCTCCGTTTTGGGTTGCTTGTACTTCTAATCCATTAGTTAAATATCCTTGGAATCCTGGTTTTAATTGAAGGCCAAATGAGCTTTTATCTGGTGAAAGTCCTTTAATTGTATCTTTACCTCCAGGATTAGGTAATTTTCCTATTACTAAAACAGCAATTGCTGTATCTTCTTCATTTAAATATTCTGGGTTAGTAACAATGTCCCATTTTTCATATCCATAATATTTTAGTTTTTTGGCCATTGCTTCATAATTACCTTTAAATGTAATTTGAACTAAACCTTTACCAGCATATTTGTATCCTTCATTAGGTCCATTTCCGTATTTACCACCATATAAGAAATTAGCAAGTTTTTCTTGTGAACCACTACCTCCTTTTGATACAGGAATATATTGTAATATTTGAGCATCTGTCATTCCTCTAAAATATGAAGGAAATACTCTTTTAGCACTATCTAAAGAATAATTAAAACTTTCTACAATTGAAGGATTAAAATTAGATTCTGCCTTTGCGGTTGCTAATATAGCTGTTAATCTTTCTTTATCTGTGATACCTTTAGATCTAGCAAACGCAACAATTTTTTCAATAATTCTTTGTTTATCAGCACTTGTTGGTGATGCTTGTGTTCCTCTATTTGCATTTCGAGATGCTTGTTCAACAGGACCTTCAGCAATTGAAGAACCAAATGGATTTCTAGGAATAGCCATAGATTCTAAAGTAGTAGTCCATTGATTACTATCAATAGTATTACTAATACTTTTAATAATAAATTCTAATGAATTAGGATAATTTGAAGGCAAATAGGTAGTATCAATTGTATATTTTTGATAAACTTTCATTCCTGAAAGTCCATCCATTTTTATAGATAAATCAAAAGGTAAAAATCCACCATTTGGTGAAGCTGCATTTTTATTTATTTTTTGAGCTGCTTGGGTTTGTTTTGCTTGATCATATTCATAAAAAGTAGTAGCAGCATTTGAAAACGCTGTAATTGCTTCTTGATTCCATTTTGGAAAGTTTTGACCTTGCCATGATCCTAAATCACGTAAAAATATATTAAAAGCATCAATTTGAGCTTTATAATCTTGTAAAAGAGAACCGGATGATGGAACAGCATTTAAAAGTGCTTGTTCTGTATCAATTTCTGGTTTAAATCTGTCTGTTAAACCTGCATTCATTCTAGATAATGCTGTTGCCTCTTGTCCAACAACATATCCATTAGATGTTGCTCCTACAGTAATCATAGTAGCTAAATTTGGTGGTACAGTTGTTGTAAAATTTAAATCTCTAATAAAACCACCAGTTGAAGAACCACTTGGGTCAAAATAATATCCTTGAACATTAAAATAAGCTAATTCTGTTGATCCTGATAGATTGGTTATAAAACTATCTTTATTAGGAAGAATAACTTCATCTACTAATTTAATTTCATTAGTTTCACTATCTACTACAGGGGATAATTTATTAAAATTACCAGTAGCCGAATTCCATCCATCACATAAACATTTTAATAAATCAAATAATGGAACTTTACCATCCTTATTTTTTAAAGATTCCATCTGTTTAAGAATCCATGCTATATTAAAATAAGAATTCATTATATATCCATAACGATTTCCATTTACACTAGGAGCATAAAATTCATCAGCATCATTAGCAAATTGAATAAACCCACTCGGAGTATTAAATCTAACTCTAAATAAACATATACCAGGATCTGTACTAATTTGTCTCCCTAAAAGATAAATAATATTTTCTTTTACTTTATTATTTATTTTTAATAGTTTTACTTGTTTATTAACAGTAGCATTATTTGTTTTTACTTTATATATAAGATTTTTTTCTATCCATTTTAAAAACCAACCTAATTTAACATAGTATTGAGTAGATCCTTTATCTTGATAAACTTGTTTAAAAAATGAAACACTATTACCATCATCTCTTCCACTATATTCTAAATTAGATTCAATAATTGTTGATATTCCATCTAAACCACTACCTAAAGGAGCTAATTTTTGTTGGTTTTGATAAAACATTTTACCAATTTCATGAACATTAGCAAAATCTTTAATTACTGTTTCTGGAGTAGGTGCGGGTGGGGTTGAACCTGTAACAGGGGTTGTAGCTGAAGTATCTAAACTACCACCTGGTAAAAGAGCATTAGTTTTAAGTGATTCAATTACATCACCCATACTAATTATTTTTAAAGTAATTTCGTATGTTAAGTCTTTAGTAAAATTCCAAGAAAAGTTAACTACTTTACCTATAAGAGCATCATAATTACCACAAGATGCTAATCGTTTTTCTTGAATTGTATTATAAATTGTATCATATCCTAAGTTACCTAATAAAAAATCATCTGCTAAACTATAAGGATTGTCTTTTATATATTTTCCATCATTATCAAAATAAGAACTATTACCCCATTCTAACAACATTGAAAATCCTAAACGCATATATAATAAATCAATAATATCAAATTGTTGTCTATTATTTGCTTGAATTTTTACTTCTGCTGTTTTTATTGAACCACGAGTTTCAGTTTTAATAGTTGCATACTTAATACCAGGCATTGGTCTTAAACCATAATCTATTCCTCCTATACCATAAGCATAATTATTTTCATTTGCATTACCTCCTGGCCATATACCACCTCTTTGATAGGTTTCTAAAGCACCTCTAGTTGGTGATTCATTTGTAGTACCATTAAATAATACAAATCTAGAAGCTAATTCACCTCCTACATATGGAATATTTCTAATAGGGGTATCTACATTAACTGATGAAACTAATTTTACCCAACCTGTTCTTGCTTCTAAATAAGATAATTGTTCATTAGTTCTATTTGCAGAACCATATACTTTTTGACGTACATCGATTTGTTGTATTATTGCTTTTGGAAAACCTTCTCCTACTATATTTGACATAAATTAGGTATTTATTGCTGTAAAATTTCTTACTACATTTATATAGTTTGCTGGGATTCGAATTTGTATTCCTTGAGGGATTACTAATGTATTTTGAGGTAAACTTATTAATGTATCTGCACCTGCATTGCCTGTATTAGCAATAGATATAACCCACCATAAAGAACTATCTTTATAATATTGCTGTGCTAAAATATCAAATCTATCACCTTGGGTTGTATAAACATAAATATCATTTTCAGATAATTGTACCTCAGGATATCGTGATGTTTGATAAACAAGATTTCCATCAATTTTTATTTTTGGTATGTTTTGATATCTATTCATTAATTACTAGTATCATTATTGCCGTAATTATTATTATCGACATTAGGTCCGTTTGCTAAAGCTATAAATCTTTGATCTCCAGGATATGATAAAACAAATCCTGTATCATCTCCTGTGGTTTCAGTTGTATTTGTGCTAAATTGTAATTGTTGTTTTCTTGGAATAAAGTTTTGGATTGGAGTAAAATTAAATCCTGTAACTCTAATAATTTTAGCTAATTCTTTTACTGTTCCATCTTCTGATCCTGGTGTTATTCCAATTCCAATTTCCCAAGGACTGTCCTCACTCATTTCATATGTTAATCCAGTTATAAAACCAGGTTGTTCATATAAATAACCACCAATTGTTAATTGAACTAAATTACCTCTCATATAACCGTTTGGACTGTAGTCTGGGGCTAATGTAGAAGCAAGATAATTTAATTTTTTATACATTGGAATAAGTTCCTGTTTTGATTGAGCAGCAACAGTCCACGATAATGAAATTTGTCTAGTAAACCCACCATAAGTATAGAAATTTTCACCTCTACCAAGATATTGAAAACTATTCCACTGAGCATTATAAGAATCCGATATAGGTCCTAAAAATGCTCTAAAATGCATAAATGTTTTAAAATTAGGACTATCATTATCAATAACAGCAATTCTAAATTTTACAAAATCATTTATTGGTTGAGTAGTATCAACTGCTTGACTTCTGTAAATTGGTAAGGAATTTATTTTATCTAAACCTGCTGGGGTTCCTCCAATGTTACCGTAAGGTGAATTATTAGTAGCTATATCAATAACTCCTTTAGAATAGTCAGCATAACTTTTTGCTCCTCTTTGTCCAGGGTCTCCAATATTTACTCGTTGAGTAAAGTTAACACCACCTTCTAAAGTATAATCTTGAGATAAAGATGTAGCACCACTATCAGTAGCATTTTTACCTGCTGTAGTATTAACACCTAGTTTTTCTCTTAATATTTTCCTAAAATCTTGAATTTTAGGAGAAGAAATACTACCTTGTGATTCTGGACTTTGGGCTTCTGGTATTAAAGGAAGTAAGGGTGATTGATAATAAGGTGCAAATAAATCTTTAGAATTAAAAGCCCAGTTACCTGTAGATTTACCAACAATAAAATTATTAGTTTTATCGTTAGTAGTTAAATTTGTTTTAGATAATGTAGAATATCTTATACCTGTATTTCCTACTCCTAATAAAGAACCAGGACCACCAGTATAAGTCATTACATTAATACCATTATTAAGTATTACTCTACTTCCATCAAAAGCATAAGGTGTATTTTCTACACTTGCTTTAGTTAATTGATATAATCTATTTTCAATTAGTGGTTTAGATTTATTTACTTTAGTATTATATAAAGCATCGTTATTAGCATATGCTCCTGTATCAGCGAATGGATTAATGCCTTGTTTATTTAAATGCGTACCAAACGCTATAACACCGGCTTGTGCCAATGTATTTAATGGTGAATAGGTACCTTCATTTAATATACCACTTGTTTGAGTACGAACTGCTGTACGTGATAATAATTGTTGTTTAGCAATAAAAATTAACCCATTAGGTGATTTTGTATCAATAAACATTTTACCTAAACGTCTAATATCTGTAAGAGAATCTCTTATAGCACCTATGCCTCCTCGTAAAATAAAATCTTCATTAGCTCCTAAATCATTAAAGCTATCAGGTATTGGTGTTTGAATATAAGGTTGGCCACTATACCCTCCACCAAGGGTATCTTTCCCATATCTTAGGGACTTAAGATCAGTCTTTAAGTCGATTAATCCCATTATCTAGGTGGATTATCTAAATATTTTTCTGGTGTTTTACCGTCTAAATCTAATTGTGATTGTGTTAAGCCTGCAATTTGAATTGTTTGTCTATCATATTGTAAAGGTGTTTTACCATCTAAATCAAGTTGTGAAGTAGCTAAACCTTTTTGATAATTAGAAGCACCATCATATTTTACTGGTGTTTTACCATCTAAATCAGTCAATACTGAACCTGCGGTTGTTAATTTATCTAATAGTCCCATTGTTATATTATTTTATTATAAATATTAAATTATTGAACTCTATATGTACTTACATTCATTGCTGTACCTACTTTTGTTCCATCTAAATATACATTACTATCTTTTTGTAATATAGCATTTAATGTGTTATTCATAGCATTAAAATGTTTCATTAATTCACCTAATGGAATAATAGCTTCAGGACCAGCTTCACCTATTGTTGCATTGCTAATTGGTTTTGTTATAATTCCTCCTTCAGCAAATTTTGGACCGCGAGGTGCTGTTACTACTTCATTATTTTGAATTTGTTTTGTTTCACTTTGACTTATTCCTACAGTTTTTAATGCTTTTTCATTTTCTTTAGCTTTTTCAGCATTATAAATTTCTTCTTGTTTTTTAATTCTTTCTTGAAGTTTTTTCTTTTCATCATCGTCTTTAGCCATTTTTAATTGTTCTTCAAGAGATGCTTTTCTAGATGAAGCAATTTCTGATTTTGAGTCGGGGCCAAATATCATGGTACCTAATACGCTACTTCCTGTTTCTAAACTTCCAACAAATTGATCTAAGTAATCTACTAATTTATCAAGTATTCCACCATTTACTAAATCGGAAAATACTTCTTTAATTCGTTCTACAGCTACATTAAATTTTTCTTGAGCATCTGCTGATTTTTGGGCTTCTTTTAAATTTCTACCTTCTAAAATTCCTTGTTCAATTAATGCTGCTTCTTTTTCTAATTTAATAGCTGTTTCATATTCTCCTCTTTTTCTAGCTGCTTCTGCTTGTTCTCTTAATTTTTTAGTAGTATCACCTGCTACTTTATCGATTACTTGTTGTTTATATAAACTATCTGCTAATTCATTAGCACTCATACCTAATGTTTTAGCTATTGCTTCTTGCTGAATAACATTCATAGAAGCAAATTTTTCAGCTGTTATTCCATTTTTAGCTATTTCTTGAGTTAAACCTGCTATATCATGATTTAAAGCAAATTCACGTGCTTTTTCTAAATTTAAATCTTTACCCGTTAATAATTCAGCTTCTAATTCATTAGATATAGATTGTTCAAAATTTAATAATGACTCACCTACTTTAGAAACTTGATCTAAAGTTAAACCTAATTTTTTAGCTTCTAAAACAGATTTAGTTAATTCACCAACATTGCCTCTAAAATTAAGTTGAATTAATTTACTTGTTTTACCTACTTCCTGTAGTATTTTTCGGCCATCAGCTACTATTTTATTTTGATTTGCAAAGGCCGCTATCTGATCATAAACAATATCTATTCCTTTACCAGCTTCAACATTACTTATTGCAAATGCTTCTTGTAATCCTAAAGCTTCTTCTTTAGATTGACCTAATTGTTTAGTTAAAACTATTTGAGCTTCGATTTGATCAGTAGTAGCTATTGTAGAAAAACCAGTAAGTTGAGCTATGTCATTAAAAGCTTCAGCAATATTAGCTGTAGTTCTATACATAGTATCCATTTCCGTTTTACTGGCTTTAAGATTATCATATAATCCTCGTGCTGAATCTTTACTTATGCTTAAATTTTTAGCTATATCTGTAACTCGTTTATCAGCAGCAAACATAGCATCAATGAAAAACTGAATTACTTTGGCTAAAATTGAAAAACCACCACCCATTAATACTGATGGGTCTGTTAAATTGTCTTTCATTGATGAACCGACACCTTTAACTCCTTCTTTAAATACATCAAATTTTGTTGAACCTTCTTCAGCTGTTTTCTTTTGTATTCTAGCTAAAACTGTTTCAGCATTTATAAGACTACCTAAAATAGGAATTTTATTTAATCCCTTTATGGTTGCTCCTGTTACTCCTAATTTTTTATTGAATTTATCTGCTAAATCAGCTTGTTTATTTAAATCATCAATAAATTCTTTTTCATACAATAAAGCTTGACCTAATTGTTCATCTGCTTCTTCATCTGTTATTAAACCTGCTTTTTTAGCAATGTTAATTTGTTGTTGAAGAGCTGCTACTTTAAATGTACGTTCTGCTATTTGTTTTTCAACTTGACTTCTAGTTAAACTACCTGAGCTTAATTTTTCCTGGTTGCTTAATAAAGTTGTACTTGTTTTAGCTAGATTATTAATCCCTTTAGTAATATCACCAGTAAGAGTTTTACTAAAACTTGATGTTGTATCAAAAGCATCTTGAAATATTTCACCAATTTGTGATGATATATTTCGAAGAGCATCTTCGACTATCTCAGCAGTCTCTTTTGCTTTTTTTTCAATATCCTTAGGATCAAGTTCTTTCTTTGCCATATGTTAATAAATATTAAAAGGCATCATTTTTTAGATGCCTTTGTAACATAAGAAGGGGTTGATATTGTTGTATTTTTTACTTGTTCTTTAACTTTACCTTTTACCCACGTTTCTTCATTATTTTGTTGTTTATTAGATTCAGAATACCAATCTTTAATTTTATTAAAAGTATAATTTCTTAACCATATAGGCATGTTATAAATAGTAAAATAATCATAACCACCTTTACCATGAAAAACTATTTCATGAATTTGATTAAAAATTGATAATCTAAATTCAATAGCATTTTTATAAGTCAGGCCAAAAAAAGTTAAGATTAATTGGGATATCGATATCCTCCTCAATACCGTTTATAGAAATTTTTTGTGTTAAATTAATATCAGGAGAAATATTTTTTATATAAGAACGAAGTGCTCTTGAATCTGATGCTAATAAATAAGATTCAACAAATTCTTTTATTGATGATTTATCTGTTTTTCCATCAACAGAAACTATTTGATATTTTAAACGTGTTGTAATACCTGAAGATGATTCTTTATTAATTTTTTTAAGGCCTTCAATTTCTTGTTGGATTAGTTCTTCATCTTTAGCTGTTAAAATTTTAAACTCTATTACTGTTTCTGAATTTGGAAGGGTGAAAATAAATGTACCATTATGTGAAACTAATGATTCATCAAAGTTTTTGTTTTCAAGTTTACTTAAATCAATGGTATATTCTTTTTTATCATAAGTAAAAGAATAATCTTTACCATAACCTAAAATACGAGATGCTATTAAGATAGCATTTTTATCTCCAGTTACAATATCTTTAATATCAAAAGCATTTAATGTTAAAGCTTCTAATAATTTATCCAATACTATACCCTTTGAAATATAATTTTGATTAGAAAGAATATCTTCTTCTTTGGCAGTCATATATTTCATTTCTATTTTACCACTACGAAGTGGATGGTTAAGAGGATATACCAAACCTTTTGAAGGTAATTCTACAATTTCTGTAGGGAATTTATGTTCATTCATAATTTTTATTTTTTTATAACTTTGTTATCACATATAAATATATGAGAAAAAAAGAAGCTCGCAAAAAATGCGAGCTCTTTTAATAGTAATTGTAATTTTATTAGAAATTCAACACACAATAATCTGGTTGAACTGTCATTGTAATATTTACAGCTGTGTTTTCAGTATCCCAGTTGTAGTCTCCAAAATTTGATTCGGTAATCAATGCACCTTTGATAATCCATTCTGAAACAATATCACCTACTGGTCCTAATACGTCAAATGTTAAGTCTTTCTTATAAAAATCACTATAACCATCACGACCTGTTACTGATTCGTGATGTAAACGTACCCATTCCATTACTGCCTGAGCACCTGAAGGTGTAATAGGATCGAATAATGTAAATTGAATGGTACCCCAAGTTGTTTTACCTTTTACAAAACGTTGTACGTTAATGTGATTTAAAGGAACTGTACCTTGAGTTAAATTCACTGCACCTACACCTTTAATTTCATATGCAGGGATACCATCAATATACATGATAAAGCGGTTTGCCTGTTTTGGTTCAAATGCTGTGAAAAATATTTCGTTTGGATCTAATACTGCCATTTTATTTATTTATTTGTTCTTGTTATAAATATTCCGTTTTTAAAAAATTACGCTGGAAAAACTGCTCCAGTTGGCAAGATGTTGAAATCCAAGTAAATGAATTCAGCAGTCTTAGTAGGTTGAATATAAATTTGACCTACCATCTGGTTTCTGTCGATTACGTCAGCGGTGTTGTTTGAGTCATCCATGATTACTTTGAAAGCATACAAACCTTGTCTTTGTTGTACTGATTCTAAGTATGGATTAACTTGACTTAAGAATTGGTTTCTTGTAGCGATACTGTTTTGTTCAAACACTAAGTTTTGAGCTACTTGAGAAATATATCCTTTAAGTTGGATTAATAATCTACGAACACTTACACGATCTAAAGCAGATGCTTTAGTTTGTAATGTTTTCTGTCCGTATACTACAACTCCTGTTCCAGGGAATGTTGCAATTGGATTAACTTTGTTTTGATATAAAGTATCACGGTTTGCTTGAGATAATTTTTTCTCAGCTCTAACTACTGTACTTAATCCACCTCTGTTAATACCTGCTGGTGCAAACCAAGGTTCTGCTACGTTATCATTGTAAGCATAAACACCACCTACCATTGTAGAAGCTGGTACCCAAATTAATTGAGCAGAATCTGGATCAATTGTTTGAACCCAAGGCCAATATGTTGCAGCGTATGAATTATTTTTAGCATTTGCTTGAGTAGTTACGTCATTGATACTTGAGCTAAATGGTACTAAATCTACTACATAAATAGCATCTCCTCTATTCATTGTGTTATTAATTGCTGTAGTTACTTGTGATGAACCTAAATTTGAGGTTGATGCAAATAAACCAGGAGTTAATAATACATTATATTGGTAATCATCAGCATTAGCCATTAAGTTAATCATGTTAGTGTAATCACTACCTGTTAAACCTTGTGTATTTGTTGAAGCTACATCAATATTATTATTATAATCAGCATTGATTCCAGTATTTAAAGTACCTGTAGCTCCTATAAATGAACCACTTGCATTAACTGGAATTGAACTAGTATATTGTGATTTTGCATTTCCATTATTATCAAAATATAATGGAGTTGGTGTTAAAACACTAGATACATAAACATATCTTGAATTAGTTGGATAATCACCAATTACTTCAATTTGATTATCAGCTGCATTATATTGTTTGTATTGGTTACCAATTAATCTAGCTACATAATTTGGAGCTGTTGGATCCATTGATAAATTAGTCCAAGATTCTAATATAACAGGATTAACTGCGTTATCATCTCCTTGACGGATTAATAAAGTAAATGTACCTGAGCTTGTATCACGGTTTTGAATTTGCCATCTAATATTATCTGCTGAACCTGAGGCTAATGAACCACTTACATCTAATGAACTAGAACTATTCATAATAGCTCCTTCAGATAAAGTTGTTAATACTAAAGCTTCAGTATTGGTAGCTCCACTAAATAAAGTAGTAGTACTTCCAGATACAAAAGTATAAGCATTTAAAGTATCTGCTGAGAAAGTAGTTCCAATTTGTGAAGATGTTGTATTAAAGAATAAACCAGTAGATCCAGAAGCACTAGCAACAATGTATTGTAATGAAGAACTATATGGAGCTACAGAAGAACTAGCATTAAATGCTGCTACAATAGCTGTAACTGTATTTGCTGGTGTTGAACCTGAGGCTACAAATATTATTGTTGCTGTATTAGCAGGTGTTGTACTTCCAGTAACAGCAATTGTGATTCCATTAATTAAAAACGATCCCGTAGGAGTAATAAAAGGAGCTAAACTAGCACTACTAACAGTAACGGAGGCTGTTGTTGCTAAATTTGCATTAACAATAGGAGTTGAATCTGCAGAATCAAAAGTTCCACTTACTACTCTTGTTACTAATAATGTTTGACCACCATTGTTAAAATAGTTAAAAGCCGCTACTGAGGTAAAATAAGTATAAACTTGGCTAGCACTTAAAAAAGTTGTACCAAATTTGTTTTGATAATCGCTATATGAGCGAACAATTGTTGGAACCTCAACAGGACCTTTTACTGTTGGACCGACGATAGCTGCTCCAACGGTGATTGGTTGCGCGGAAACGAAAGAATTGTCATTTTCTAACGCTAATACACCCGGAGATATTAATGTTTCTGCCATTTTTTAGATTAATTAATGTTTTGTTATAAATATGTAAGAAACCTTCAAAATGCTATCGAGAAATCACTTCCCCCGTAGACAAATTGATGTTTCCGTCACCATACTTTTGTTGTAACAAACCACCTAAATCTAATTCAGCTGCTTTTAATTTTGATAACTCATCAATTAGTTTTTCTTTTTGCAATTCTAAATCTTGAATGTTTATTTCAAGAATTCCGAATTGTTCAACTAATTGTCCTCTTTTATTATCTAACTCTTGTAATTTTGATAACTCTTCTGGTGTTAAAACTTTATTTTCCATGCTAATAAATATGTAAAAGTTTATTAATAGATTCAATCACTTGAGAAGGTTCAATAACTTTTGTACATTCAAAATGACGTGGTGTATCTTTATGGTCAGGACACCATTCCCAATCACCTGGATTTAGCCATTGGCGATTAAAACATCCTCTACATGTTTTAGGGTCTTTAGGAAATAAACGTTCACAATCTTGAAATTCAGTATATGGATAACTAAATCCTGAAATTAATACTGTAGGTGTATTTAGTCCCCAACTTAACCAACTTAATCCACTACCTAATCCAATAAATAAATCAGCATCTCTAATATCTACCATTCTATCTTCTAATGGAATATTAAATCCTGTTTTATCAATAACACCTGTTAATGTACCTCCTAATTTTGAATCATGCCATTCATCATTTAATGGTTCTGCTGTTAACATAACAACTTTATAACCTTTTTCATTTAAATAATCAATAACGGTTTGCCATCCACCTGAATGGTTCCAATACTTAGCATGTGCTGAAGCATGAGGTGCTATTACAACGTATTTACCTTCAATATCTGTTTTACGTTCAGGGGTAATTAATTTTGGTTTTACCTCTCGGTATTTCATTCCTAATATTTCTGTTGCGGTTTGTTGTAACGGATATTTTTTAAAGTCAATTGGTGTTCTATCATAAACAACTTTTTTATCATCATAAAACCATCCAATAGTAAACATACCATACAAATTATGTACTTCTTCTCCTGGTTTAGCAAATCTTAATTCAGGATAATTTCCTTCAAACCATTCATTATGAAATGTAGAACATACTACTTCGCATTTATTTTCTTTTCTAAATTCATCAATTATAGGAAACCAAGCTAATGTATCACCTAATGCTCCTGAATCTAAATGGATATAAATTCTTTTACCTTCAGGTTCAAAGTTATGTTCTAAAACTTTAAATCCACTTTCTTTATCATAGATTTCAATACGCCATTTAACCAAGTACTTAATATTAGTACGAGTCCACATATTATTAGTAATAGTGTTTTCAAATAAAACTCGGTTAGTTTTAGTATTAATAAATTTTATATGGTATGTTTTTTGTAAGGGTCCTAAGACTTCTACAAAAGCACCATCCATAAAATTTATGTTAAAAATATTTTCGGGTTTTTTGTGAGGTAATCCTAATATTTTAGTATTACCATACTCGTTAATTAAAACTTCTTTCATATATTATTGTATAATTCTATTAATTCTTTTGAGCGATTAAACCATGATAATTCTTGAGCAGTATTTAATGAACGTTGTCTATATTCATCATACTCATTTATAATAGTGTCTAAACCGCGTAACATTTCATTTAAATCTCTTGGTGCTCTCCATAATCCATGAAATACTGTTTCCATTTCAATCCATCCTAAAACAGGTAAACCACAAGCTGCTGCCTCTAGTAATGTAAGATTAGGATGTCCAGCTTCCAAGTCTGATGGATGAAGAAATATAGTATGGGATGTATAAAGTTGTCTTAGTTGTTCGTTTGAAGGTTCCCAAATAATATTTAATTTAGGATATCCTTTAACCCATGGATTATCATTAAGCCAATTTTCATTATTTCTAGGACCAGCTATTGTAATTGGTAAATTACGAGACATTGCTACCTGTACACCTAATCCAAATCCTTTTCTATCATATGAACCATAACCACCTAATCCGTTATTTGCTAACATTAATAAACTATGATTTATAGGATAAGTTTCGTTTGGATAAAATTTAGTTATATCTGCTCCATGTGAAAAATAATATACTTTATCTGTATCAAAATAATCAACTAAATAACGAGCAGGTACTAATGAAAAAATAGATTTTTCCATTGCCTCTAAATTTTCCTTATACACAGATGAATCCTTACCATAATGAAAAGCATGATGATCGTGATGTTGAAAAATATAAGGTATATCTCTATCAGCAAGAAATAAAGCTAAATTAGCTACATGAACCATTACTATATCATATTCACCTGGATAAATCTCAGCAGCATATTTAATATCTACTTCATGTCCTAATTCTCTAAGATTACAAGTAAGTTCCCATACAATTTTTTCTACAGCACCCCATGCTACTGGTGGTACTGGTATTCCGCAACCTGGATGTACTTGGCAAATCTTCATTATTTTGTTTCTAAATTTCCGTTTAATTGGATTTTATTATCTAAATAATCTTGATTAACTACAATAACTTTTTCATTAAGGAATTTGTTATCAAAGGCATCATAAAATTTAAACCTAAATGTAATCTCTTTCCCCATAAATTGATATAATCTATACCAAGCAAATTTATGAGTAATGTCTATTTTTTCACTAAATGTTTCTACTCCTTCTTCTTCACCACTTACAATTAAAGTTCTATTATCTGATTCATTTGAGTTTTGATAATAAATAGCAAAATGGTTTTCTACATTAGATGGTAAAACAGTTGTATATTCTACTCGAGAAAAATTATTATGTTTAAAATTTTTAGCAATTAACCCATCCCAATTTTCACTACTTTCTATATGAATTTGATCTTTAAAAGGTTTTAAAGCAAAATGAAAAATATTTTCATATCCATTAGAAAAACTACCAACTTTGTTTTTTAAATTATCATATTCGGTAGCAGTAGATATAAATTCGTGTGTTTTAAAGAAAAAATTAGTTTGTATACCGAAGAAAAATGTTGCACTTACCATTCCTTCAGGATATTCACGTTCATCCACATATGCTTTTTTTTTATTTAATATAAATGATATATTATTAATGAATTCTGGATTAGTTAAAATGTAATCATAATTAGTAAAATATAATTTTTTAAATCCTATATTTTTTGCTAATGAAGCTGCATTATAATAATTTGTATAAACAGCAGGACCATGATACACATCATTACCTTCTCCTTGTAATAAAGTATTTACTAAAAAATGTCCATAATCAACCCAACAATAATAATAAAAATCATGTTTAGTTAATAGGTTATTTTTATCATAAACACAGTAATCTACTAATTCTTGTAATTCTTGAGGAATGGGAACGTGTGAGGTTAATATAATTTTTCTACCTGTTTGTTTAAATGATTCAATACATTCTTTAGTTGAATCTATAATACTTTGTTGAACAGGGTATGTTGAAATAATTATTGCTTCTTGTTCCGGATAAATTTCTTCTTCTGTTTCTAAAATTTCTTTAATTAATTCACAATTATTTTCAAAACTACTAAAATCAAGATAATCAACTATATCAAATTTATCAAAATAGTTTTGATATACCTCTAAATTATAAATTAATGTTGGGATTTGATATGAAATTGCCTCACGAATAACTAAAGGCATTGTTTCTTTATCATTAGCTGAACCACGTGATGTAAATAAAAATAAATCCATTGCCTGATAGAAATTATCTACATCTGTTCTTTCATCCCACCACGTTAAATTTGGAGGAGTATTTTGAGCTAATGGTTCCCAATACCATTTAAAATTATCAGCTCTATTACCTAAACTATGAAATTCATATTCAGGAAACTGTCTAGCATATTCAAAAAATTCCGCTTGATTTTTACGAGAGGTATATAACCCTACGTGTAAAATGTGTTTTTTAGTTGTATCTAGTTGTAGTTTACGCAATGCCTCTTTACGGTCGGGACGTTTTATATATTCAATAGGATATTCAACTAATACGCGAGGAATATCAATATCTTTATATTGTTGAATTTGCCAATCCGACACAAACATAAATTTATCCGGAAAAAACTTTTTCTGAGTAGTATCAAATGATGAATCATGTGATGTTTCTATTATAATATATTTTCTTTTAGGATTATATAAAGCAGAAGCAACTTCAAAATCCATATAAAATTCAGGAATTTCCTCATTATGAATAATATCAGGTTGGATACGATTAACAATATCCATTAATTCCATTTTATTTTCACCTAATGTAAAAAATCTATTAGGTTTAACTAATTTTAAGATTTTATTTTTTGTTACAACTAATCTACCACCAGTAACATCTGCCCATTCTATAAGATAAATTTCAAATTCATCTTTAAGTAATTCTATTTTTTTAGTTAAATATTGAGGAAGTCCACCAGTTGATAAATGGGGAGCAATATACAACAATTTTTTCATAATAACTTATTTTTAATAAATATAATAACAAGATATTAAATTACCAAACTTATTAAGGATTTCCTACTTTATCTTGAAAATATTGTTGTAAAAATGCTTGTGAATAATAACTTATTTTTCTTAAATAAGGATATTCATTTGGATTTTTTGGATTGCCTTTTTCCCACCCAGTACCTACCTCAATTGTTTTGTTGTATATTTCCTGTTTTAAAGCATCATTAGGAGCATAACCTAAAAATTCGTATGTTGATATCCAATCATTTATTATCATAGTTAGTTAACAGTTACATCAAAATATAATCCTGTAAATCCATTAAAGGCATCTACATCTGCAGTACCAAATACAGTTGAGTCAAAACTAGCACTAGTCTTGATTGGAACTGTACCCCCAGTTACAAAGTTAAATCCATTTATGTCAATATTACATGTACCCCCCGCAAATGAAGGAAAAGCTCCACCAACTGTTACTATCCAATATCCTCTAAAAATAATAGGGGTATTTATATTGCTAATTGCAGTTGGTCCAAAAGTACCAGGAGCTGCTGCCATACCTCCTCCTGCTAAATATTGATATGAAGAACTTGAATCGTATAGTTCAACGTTTACGTTAACATCATTATCTATACCTAAACTAGATACTAAATTATTAGTAATATTTAAAGTTACTTGAAATGTAGAATTATCATAAAAATATGTTAACCCCTCAAAATCACGAACTTGAATATTTGTTGTTTTAGCAGTAGTGCCGTATATTCTATTTACACCTGATGCTTCACCTTGACCCCAATTATTGTCTGGTTGGGAATTTGAACCACTAGGGCCAGCAAAATATGAAAAAAAACTCATGGTGTTTAAGCTAAGGATACCTGTAGAATAGGTACCATTAGCCTCACTCCATATGTCACTAAATTTTACGTTTGTAGATGGAACTGCCATTTTATTTATTTAATTTGTTTTTTTAATTCTTCAACTTCTTTACTTAATTCTTTAATTGCTTCAATTAATAGAGCATTTAAGTTACCATATGCTACTGATTTCATTCCTGTTTTAGCATCTGTAAGTACTACTTCTGGAAGTACTAATTCAACTTCTTGAGCAATTACACCAGCATGTCTACCTTTGTAACCTTCAGTATCATCAGTTCTTATAAATGTTACACCGTTAATTTGGTTAATTTTGTTAATAGCATCTTCTACTACTTTAATATCACCTTTTACTCTTTTATCAGAGAATGCTTGGATATCATTTGATGCGTATATAGATACACCACTTACGTCTGCATTTACATGGAATGGATAGCTAGGAGATGTTGTACTAAGACCTAATCTACTATTTGTAGTATCAGCATATAAGAACGATATACTTTGTATTGTTGTTGTACCTGTAGTTCTTACTAAATAGTCAGGTTCGTTTGTAAATGTACCACCACCACTAATACCTGAAGTACCATTAAATGATAAACCTGAGGTACCTTCTGTACCACTTGTACCTGAAGTTCCTGATTGTCTTGAGATTCCTCCAGCACCTGTTGTACCTGCTGTACCTGCGCTACCTGCTGTACCTGATGTACCACTAGTACCACTCTCACCAGAAATTCCAGGAGCACCTGTAGCTCCACTTGCCCCATTTGATCCTTCAGTACCTGAAGTACCACTTGTACCTGAAGTACCTGCTGTTCTACTTGTTCCTGATGTACCTGCTGAACCTGCTGAACCAGCTGTACCTGAAGTTCCACTAGTTCCTGATATGTTACTGTTTCCGTTAGCACCTATTGTACCTGCGCTACCTGCTGTACCTGATGTACCACTAGTACCACTCTCACCAGAAATTCCAGGAGCACCTGTAGCTCCGGTTGTTCCATTTGAACCACTAGTACCTGAAGTACCTGAAGTTCTACTTGTACCTGAAGCACCTACTGTTCCATTTGAACCAGCTGTTCCTGATGTGCCACTTGTACCTGATACTTGTGAGTTACCATTTGCACCAATAGTACCTGATGAACCGGCAGTACCTGATGTACCTGATGTACCACTTATGTTGCTTGTTCCGCTTGGGCCTGCTGTACCATTTGAACCAGTAGAACCTGAAGTTCCGCTTGTACCTGATGTACCTGAGGCATTACTATTACCATCTGCACCTATTGTACCTGCTGAACCAGCTGTACCACTTGTTCCACTTGTACCTGATGGTTGTGATGAACCACTATTTCCTAATGTTCCATATGAACCTGCTGTACCTGAAGTACCTGAAGTGCCACTTGCGTTACTTGTTCCACTAGGACCTGCTGTACCATTTGAACCAGTAGAACCTGAAGTTCCGCTTGTACCTGATGTATTACTTATTCCTGAAGGACCTGCTGTTCCATTTGAACCAGTTGAACCTGAAGTACCTGAAGTACCACTTGTGCCTGCTGTTCTACTTGCACCTGAAGCACCTACTGTACCTGCGCTACCTGCTGTACCTGAAGTACCTGATGTACCTGATACTTGACTAATACCGTTAGCACCTATAGTACCATTTGAACCTGTTGAACCACTGGTACCACTTGTTCCTGATACTTGACTTGTTCCGCTTGGACCTGATGTTCCGTTTGAACCAGTTGAACCACTTGTTCCTGAAGTGCCACTTGTGCCTGCTGTTCTACTTGCACCTGAAGCACCTACTGTACCTGCTGAACCAGTTGAACCTGAAGTTCCGCTTGTACCTGATGTTGAACTTGCTCCACTAGCACCTGCGTTTCCACCTGTACCATTTGAACCTGCTGAACCTGCTGTACCTGATGTACCTGAAGTACCACTTGTACCTGATACGTTGCTATTTCCATTTGCACCTATTGTACCACTTGAACCTGAAGTACCAGATGTGCCACTTGTTCCTGAAGCTCTACTTGTACCTGATGTACCTGCAGAACCTTCAGTACCTGATGTGCCACTTGTTCCTGAAGTACCAGCTGTTCTACTTGAACCTGAAGCACCTGTAGTACCTGCTGAACCTGTAGAACCTGAAGTTCCGCTTGTTCCTGATGTAGCACTTGCTCCTGAAATACCTGCAGCACCTGAAATACCTGATGTACCACTTGAACCTGCTGAACCTGCTGTTCCACTTGTACCACTAGTACCTGAAGTGCCACTAACTTGTGAATTTCCATTTGCACCAATTGTACCGCTTGAACCTGCAGTACCACTAGTACCACTAGTTCCTGAAGCTCTACTTGTACCTGATGTACCTGCACTACCTTCAGTACCGCTTGTTCCGCTTGTTCCCGATGTACCAGCTGTTCTGCTAGTTCCTGAAGTACCTGCTGAGCCTTCTGTACCTGAAGTACCACTTGTACCTGATGTACCTGCTGTTCTACTAGCTCCTGCTGAACCTGTTGTTCCTGCACTACCTGCTGTACCACTTGTACCTGAAGTTCCGCTTGTTCCTGATACTTGGCTTACACCATTTGCACCTATTGTTCCTGAAGAACCAGCTGTTCCTGAAGTGCCTGAAGTGCCTGATGCTGAACTTGAGCCATTAGAACCAGTTGAACCACTTGTTCCTGATGTACCGCTTGTACCACTTGTTCCTGCGGCACCGGCAGCTCCTGATGTTCCTGCACTACCAGTTGTACCTGCTGTTCCACTTGTTCCGCTAGTACCTGAAGTACCTGAAACTTGTGAATTTCCGTTTGCACCTATAGTACCTGATGAACCTGCTGTTCCGCTAGTTCCTGATGTACCACTTACTCTGCTTTGACCGCTTGTGCCTACGCTACCTTCAGTACCGCTTGTACCTGAAGTTCCGCTTGTACCTGAAGCTCTACTTATACCACTTGTACCTGCACTACCTTCAGTGCCTGAAGTTCCTGATGTGCCACTTGTACCTGCTGTTCTACTTGCACCTGAATTACCTACTGTACCTGCTGAACCTGTTGAACCTGAAGTTCCGCTAGTTCCTGAAGTACCTGATACTTGACTGTTTCCGTTTGCTCCTATTGTACCACTTGAACCTGCTGTTCCTGAGGTACCGCTTGTTCCACTTGCTGCGCTGTTTCCTGAAGTACCTGCTGAACCTGAAGTTCCACTAGTTCCGCTTGTACCACTTGTTCCTGCGGCACCGGCAGCTCCTGATGTTCCTGCACTACCTGCTGTACCTGAAGTACCGCTTGTTCCACTTGTACCTGAAGCATTACTGTTTCCATTAGCACCTATAGTACCGCTTGAACCTGCAGTACCTGATGTACCACTTGTTCCTGATACTCTGCTATTTCCTGAAGTTCCATTTGAGCCTTCAGTACCTGATGTTCCGCTTGTACCACTTGTTCCAGAAGTTCTACTTGTACCTGAAGTACCTGCGCTACCTTCAGTACCTGATGTACCACTTGTACCACTTGTACCAGCTGTTCTGCTTAAACCTGAAGCACCTGTAGTACCTGCTGAACCAGTTGAACCACTTGTTCCACTTGTTCCACTTGTACCACTAACTTGTGAATTACCATTTGCGCCTATTGTTCCTGAAGAACCAGCTGTTCCTGAAGTGCCACTTGTTCCACTAACTAAACTATTTCCTGAAGTACCTGCTGAACCTTGAGTACCTGAAGTACCGCTTGTACCACTTGTTCCTGCGGCACCGGCAACTCCTGATGTTCCTGCTGAACCAGCTGTTCCTGAAGTGCCACTTGTTCCGCTTGTGCCACTTACTTGTGAGTTTCCGTTTGCACCAATTGTACCGCTTGAACCAGCTGTACCACTAGTACCACTAGTTCCTGATACTCTACTATTTCCTGAGGTTCCTGTAGAACCTTCAGTACCACTAGTTCCACTAGTACCTGAAGTTCCTGAAGTTCTACTTGTTCCTGAAGTACCTGCTGAACCTTCAGTACCACTTGTACCTGAAGTACCGCTTGTACCACTTGTACCTGCCGTTCTGCTTGAACCAGCTGTACCAGCGCTACCTGCACTACCTGCTGTACCTGATGTACCACTAGTTCCACTTACTTGTGAATTACCATTTGCGCCTATTGTACCTGAAGAACCTGCTGTTCCGCTTGTTCCACTTGTACCACTAACTTGAGATGAACCACTAGTACCTGCTGAACCTTGAGTTCCGCTTGTTCCGCTAGTACCACTTGTTCCTGCGGCACCGGCAGCTCCACTTGTTCCTGCTGAACCTGCTGTTCCTGAAGTACCTGATGTACCTGAAGTACCTGAAACTTGTGAATTACCATTAGCACCTATAGTACCACTTGAACCGGCAGTACCTGAGGTACCACTTGTTCCACTTACTTGAGATGAACCATTTGTACCTGCACTACCTGCTGTACCACTTGTACCACTTGTACCACTAGTACCTGATGCTAAACTTGAACCACTTGTTCCATTACTACCTGCTGTACCTGAAGTTCCTGAAGTACCACTTGTTCCTGCTGAACCAGAAGCTCCTGAAGCACCATTAGTACCTGCACTACCTGTTGAGCCAGATGTACCTGATGTACCTGAAGTACCACTTATTTGACTATTACCATTTGCACCTATTGTACCACTTGAACCAGCAGTACCTGATGTACCACTTGTTCCACTATTTCTACTTTGACCTGAAGTACCTGCTGAACCTTCTGTACCTGAAGTACCGCTTGTTCCGCTTGTACCTGATATTCTACTTGTTCCTGATGTACCTGCTGAACCTTCAGTTCCGCTTGTACCTGAAGTTCCTGATGTACCTGCTGTTCTGCTTGTACCTGATGTACCTGCTGAACCTTCAGTTCCGCTTGTACCTGAAGTTCCTGATGTACCTGCTGTTCTACTAGCTCCTGATGAACCCGTTGTACCTGCTGAACCTGCTGTTCCACTTGTTCCGCTAGTACCTGAAGTTCCACTAACTTGTGAATTACCATTAGCACCTATAGTACCTGATGAACCAGCAGTTCCGCTTGTTCCACTAGTACCTGATAATTGACTTGATCCATTTGTACCTGCAGAACCTTGAGTTCCTGAAGTACCAGATGTACCACTTGTTCCTGCAGCACCTGCTACTCCTGATGTACCATTAGAACCTGCTGTTCCGCTTGTTCCACTAGTACCACTTGTACCTGCAGAACCACTAGCACCTGAAGCACCATTAGTACCTGTACTACCTGCTGAACCTGCTGTTCCTGAAGTACCTGAAGTACCTGATACTTGTGAGTTTCCATTAGCACCTATAGTTCCACTAGAACCTGCAGTACCTGAAGTTCCTGAAGTACCTGATACTTGTGAATTACCACTTGTTCCAGTAGAACCTTGAGTTCCTGATGTACCACTTGTACCTGATGTTCCTGCAGCACCTGCAATTCCTGATGTTCCAGCTGAACCAGCTGTTCCTGAAGTTCCTGATGTACCTGAAACTTGTGAGTTTCCGTTTGCACCTATTGTTCCTGAAGAACCTGCTGTTCCGCTTGTTCCACTTGTACCTGAAACTCTGCTTGTACCTGATGTACCTGCTGAACCTTCAGTACCTGAAGTTCCTGATGTACCACTTGTACCTGCTGTTCTACTTGTACCTGATGTACCAGCTGAACCTTCAGTTCCTGATGTACCTGAAGTACCTGAAGTACCTGCTGTTCTGCTTGCACCTGAAGCACCTACTGTTCCATTTGAACCAGCTGTTCCGCTTGTACCTGAAGTACCACTTACTTGACTATTACCATTTGCACCTATTGTACCTGAAGAACCAGCAGTACCTGAAGTACCACTAGTTCCTGAAGCTGAACTTGAACCGCTTGTTCCTATTGAACCTGAAGTTCCTGATGTACCACTTGTACCACTAGTTCCTGCTGCTCCTGCAACTCCTGATGTACCTAATGAACCTGAAGTTCCTGATGTACCACTTGTACCACTAGTTCCTGAAGAACCACTAGCACCTGAAGCTCCAACAGCACCTATTGTACCATTACTACCTGCGGTACCACTTGTTCCTGAAGTTCCTGAAGCTTGTGAAATACCATTTGCACCTATTGTTCCTGCACTACCTGCTGTACCGCTAGTACCACTAGTACCTGATACTCTACTATTTCCACTAGTACCTACTGAACCTTCAGTACCTGAAGTACCGCTAGTTCCACTTGTACCTGCTGTTCTACTTGAACCTGCTGTACCTGCTGAACCAGTTGAACCTGAGGTTCCACTAGTACCGCTTGTACCACTTATTTGACTATTACCATTTGCACCTATTGTACCAGCACTACCTGCTGTACCGCTTGTACCTGAAGTACCTGAAGCTTGTGAAGAACCACTAGTACCTAATGAACCTTGAGTTCCTGAAGTACCACTAGTTCCTGATGTGCCACTAACTTGTGATGAACCACTTGTTCCTGCTGAACCTTGAGTTCCGCTAGTACCTGAAGTTCCTGATGTACCTGCTGAGCCTGAAGCTCCTGAAGCACCATTAGTACCTGCTGAACCAGTTGAACCTGAGGTTCCACTAGTACCGCTAGTACCACTAATTTGAGAATTTCCATTAGCACCAATTGTACCACTTGAACCTGCTGTTCCTGAAGTTCCGCTTGTTCCACTTGCTGCACTATTTCCTGAAGTACCTACTGAACCTTGGGTTCCACTTGTACCTGCTGTTCCTGAAGTACCAGCAGCACCTGCAGCACCTGACGTTCCTGTACTACCTGCAGTACCACTTGTTCCACTAGTTCCTGAAGTACCTGAAGTACCTGAAATGTTACTATTTCCGTTTGCACCAATTGTACCACTTGAACCTGCTGTACCTGAAGTTCCACTTGTTCCTGATACTCTGCTTGTACCACTTGTACCTGCACTACCTTCAGTACCTGAAGTACCGCTAGTTCCACTTGTACCTGCTGTTCTACTTGTACCTGAGGTACCAGAGCTACCTTCTGTGCCTGAAGTACCTGAAGTACCGCTTGTACCTGCTGTTCTACTTGCACCTGAAGCTCCTACAGTACCTGCTGAACCAGTTGAACCTGAGGTTCCACTAGTACCGCTTGTACCACTTACTTGACTATTACCATTTGCACCTATTGTACCTGAAGAACCTGCAGTACCTGAAGTACCACTAGTTCCACTAACTGCACTATTTCCTGAAGTACCTATTGAACCTGATGTACCACTTGTACCACTAGTTCCTGAAGTACCAGCTACATTTGAATTTCCACCTGTTCCTGTACTACCTGCTGTACCTGAAGTTCCACTTGTTCCGCTTGTTCCTGATACGTTACTGTTTCCATTAGCACCAATAGTACCACTTGAACCAGCTGTACCTGAAGTACCTGAAGTACCTGATATTTGAGATGAACCATTTGTACCTGCTGAACCTGCTGTTCCGCTTGTACCTGATGTTCCTGATGTTCCTGAATTATTTGAAGTTCCTGAAGTACCTGCTGAACCTGAAGTTCCTGAAGTACCTGCTGTTCCACTAGTTCCTGAAGAACCACTAGCACCTGAAGCTCCAACAGCACCTATTGTACCATTTGAACCTGCAGTACCTGAGGTACCACTAGTTCCACTTACTTGGCTATTTCCATTTGCACCTATTGTACCTGCACTACCTGC